TCTTGCCTTCTTCTATCAACTTCTCTTTGTATCTGTTACGCCATACACAAATAATATTATCACATAAGTTACGAATATGCGAACTTCCCATAATGTTTGTAGCGTCTGGTATCTCTGACTCATCTTTAAGTTTTCTAGTATGTGCTACTAAAAAAATACTGACTTGTAAATCACGTGCTATAACCGCCAGACTATTTGTCAGTCTTTTCTGCCCATCTAATGACTCTTCAGACACGTCATCCAATTTCATAAGACTGTCAATAATAAATACATCTACACCTAACACGTACTTGCCATAATGTAAAGTTGCTATCATATCTTCTGACTTAGTGCTTCCTGTTTGGTCGTATATATATAACTTGTCTTTAGCTCTATCACAAAACTTACGTATGTAATCATCTGTTGGCTCTGGTGAACCTAATGCTTGTGTAATCATTCTAGCTAATGTAAGAACAGGTCTCATTTCTAAAGACGCTATTAAACATTTAGTATTCTGTTTCATCATAGCTAATACAACTTGTGATAACCACATAGACTTACCATGACCTGATACACCAGTAAGAATTGTTAGTTCCGAAGACCTAACCCTGAACTTATCTTCCGTCTTAATCCAGCCCAACGATTTGCCACTATGAACTTCCTCACTAAAATACTTGACCAAGTCATCAGCAAATATATCCGTACCTTTAACCTTAAACTCCGCATGTCCGTACCCCTCGTTATAAAATTCTTGAACTGTTGATTGGCTTACTGTTAGTTTATCTATTACTTCACCTATATTCACTAAATACCACCTTCCCAAACTTTTTTCTGTGCAGTAATTTCCATGTCAAATCTCTCCTGGCTTAAATACGTTGATGGCATAGGAATGTATTGTCCTTTGTCTTTTTTCCATTGGTCAGTAGTGCTAATTATAAGCAAATGCTTAACAATGTCATCTATTTTTTCATCTAGTCTTTTTCTTGTCCATATTTTATAAGCATAAACTTTACCAGTCTTTCTTGGATTAGGAGGAAAGGTATCCCAAAACTTTTCAAACTCAACGCTATAGATATGTTTCTTTCTCTCTCTCTCTGCCTCTGTCTCTGTCTCTAGGCTACGACTAACGCTGTTTTTTTCTGTGCTTTGCGTAGCAAACTCTTCTTTTGATAATGCTCTTTTGCTTCTATTGCATGACCTGCATAGTAATTGAAGGTTATTTGCCTCAGAAGAACCACCTTTAGAAACAGGAATAATGTGGTCAAACTCTAATTTCTTATCAGAACCACAAGATTGGCATTTATGATTATCTCTTACTAATACTTCTGTTTTAGTTTCATTTTTAATATATCTACTAGCAAATCCATTGGTTTCCCTAATGCGTTCATTCATAGACATATCTTCAGAACCTTTTAGTTCATACTTACCTTCTTCTACAAACTTAAACTTAATTAACTCTTTCATAACTAATTCAAGTTCTTTTTGATTAAGTCTTAATCTGAAGCCAATTTCAAAATCATCTGGAAGATTACCAAACGACTCAGAACCTAGAAGCCATAGGTTTATAAGGCTTTTGCTAGCTATTGGACTTAACATAAACCAATCCATATTGTCTAGCAAATCCCTGTATAATTTAATCCATGGTGGTTTCCTATCATGGAAGTTTTGAAATTTACGAAAATTAACTATCCTATATTTCATATACCCTACTTTCTGTTTGATATAATTTCTTTAATCTGATAAGCTCTTAATTCTGGTATTTGCTCTTCGTCAGCCCAATATTGAACTGCCTGGGTAGAAACACCTAAAGCCTCTGCCAACTCCCTACGAGAATTGTTAAAGTGTGATAAAGCCTCTTCTAAAGTCATAAAAATTCCTTTTTAATTGAAAGTATCGATATTATAATGCTATTAATTACCCTTGTCAATCTAATTTGTTAAAAATAATTAAAAAAAAGACTTGACAAGTTGTTTTTATTATGTTATGATGTATTTATAAGATAAATTATCTTATGTGCAATAACAATTCTTTAACAAAACGGAGAGTAACATGAAAAGTAAAAAACATGAAATTAATTTTTCAGAAAGAGAGTTGGCTTATTTAGCTCAATTAACTGGCTCAATGATAAATTCTCAATTGAAGCAACCAGTTCCTTGTAGTGAATTTGGAACTCAAGAAGCAGTTGATGTATACTATAAATTTTCTGACTGGGTTCATTACTTGACAGAAGAAAAAAGAAGAGTAGCATAATAACAAAGGGGAGGAAACTCCCCTCTTTTTAGGAGAGAGACATGAAAATTTCAACAATGATAGTATTATCAGTAGCATTTTGGGTTTATGTAGCCTTTTGCCTTTGGGCTATGGGCAAGTTTGCAGGAGCTATATAATGGAAAGACATTTAGACCCAGACGCATATTTAGATGAAATGGATAGACTTGACAGATTAGAAGAAGAAGCCCAATATAAACTTGACCAACAGGAGAAGCATGATGAATAAATACATATGGCTATTCCTTTTTGTATTTTGGGGGTATATAATATGGCGAATGGTTTAGAACAGATAGCAGATATTCTTAAACGATTGAATGACGAACTTAAACTAGATAACGATAAATGGGAGAGAGCAAATGAGTCAACAACAACACTACGACCAGGTAATGATGGAACAACATCAACAAGAATTACAACAACAGGAGAGAAAGATGAACTATAACGAATTACGCAAGATTAATGTATCAGACCACATTGAGAAAAAGAATGGTCTATCATACTTATCATGGGCTTGGGCTGTGGATACACTTCTACAGCAAGACCCAACTGCTTCATGGGGATATGGTGAACCTAAACAGTTTGGTGAAACACTCATGGTATTCTGCACAGTCCATGCGTTTGGTAAGTCTATGACTGCACAATTACCTGTGCTTAACTTTAGAAACCAAGCTATTCCTAACCCTGATGCTATGGCAGTTAATACAGCTATGCAGCGTTGTTTAGCTAAAGCTATTGCTTTACATGGTATTGGCTTATATATCTATAGCGGTGAGGATATTCCAGAGTCAGAACAACCAGCTCTAAAGGCAGTATCTAGCAAGGACTTTCTATGATTGAACAACGCACAGAAGAGTGGTTTCAGCAAAGATTAGGCAAGGTGACAGCATCCAGAATATCGGATGTTATTGCCAAGACTAAAACAGGCGTATCTACATCACGTCAAAACTACCTTGTTCAATTAGTATCAGAACGTCTTACAGGCAAGAAAGGCGATAGTTTTGTTAATCAGGCTATGCTAGATGGTATTGAACGAGAAAGTGCTGCTAGGGCGCTTTATGAAAGAACTAGAGGGGTATCTGTAACAGAAGTTGGATTCTTTGACCACCCTGTTATTAAGAATAGTGGAGCTAGTCCTGACGGAGCTGTTAATGCAGAAGAAGATGGTAAATATGCAGGGCTTATAGAGATTAAATGCCCTATAGAAACTACCCATACTAATACGCTTATGAGCAAATCAGTTCCTAGTAAATACATACCACAGATGCAATGGCAATTAGCTTGCACCGGTGCTAAGTGGGTAGACTTTGTAAGTTATAATCCTAACTTCCCTGAAGAACTACAGTTATTTGTAGCAAGGGTTGACAGGGATGATACTTACATAGGAGAATTAGAAGCAGAAGTTATTAAGTTTTTAGACGAAGTAGACCAAACAATTTTAAAACTAAAGGAGTAGTGTATGGAAGACCCTAATTTATTAACAAGTAAAAACAGGAGAAATGTTGTAACCATAACAGAAATTCATGACAGATTTATTGTGCATGATGTTATAGCTGATGAACTTACTATTTGTGAACTTTCATCAGAGTTAGAAGAAACAATAAACGATATTTTTTTCCCACACAGAATTACAACACAGGAGTAATGTATGGCTGAGTATGATAACACAAACACGTTTACGTTAAACAAGAATGACAAAGGTGATAATCCTAAACGACCAGACTATAGAGGAAAGTTAAATGTAGATGGTATTGAATTTACTTTATCAGGATGGGTTAGAGAAGGTGCTAATGGTAAGTTTATTAGCGGTGCTGTAGCAATGGTAGCAACGGATGAAAGACTTAAACCTGCTGTTGAAGGTGCAGATGAAAGTGATGTTCCATTTTAACAAAAAGGGGAGTTTTATCTCCCCTCTTAAAAGTTATATTTTTGTATAACTATTTGTTCATTACGTACATAGTTACTTCAAAGCCAAAACGCATTTCTGTAGCTGCTGGAGTTGTCCACATAATATTTTCCTTTAATAATATATTATGCTTAATTGCACAATATAATAGAATTATACGCTTATGTGGGGTTGCTAGACACTAGATAATCATTAAAGGTAGATAATGGATATACATAACTTAGAATTAGATATAGCGTGTTATGCAACTGCTGTGTACCATGAAGTTAATAATAGAACACTAGAAGAAAAGGTAGGTGTCATAAATGTCATACGTAATAGGTTACATACTGGTTATTGGGGTCGTGATGTATGCTCTGTTGTTTATGCTAATGGTCAGTTTATTGGGGTTACGGATGAACGTCATCCAGAAGTTAATACTAGGGCGTATTTGGAAACTAAACTTTTGGTTATTGATACGATTGTTTATAATAAATATGCAAATCCAGTTGCAAATGCTTTATATTTCCATGATGACTCAATACCGCCAAAGAAAGAATGGTTTGGTAAACGCAAGAAAACGCACATAGGAAGGATGGTGTTTTACTAATGGCTAAAAAAGAACCTGTAGCATGGCTTTATGAGGAATTTGATGTTAAGTCTGGTGACCTAAAAAAGTCTTACTTATGGTCATTTCATCCTAACCAACTCTCATATTTAAACGACCTAAAGAATACAACGCATCATATTAAGATAACACCATTAATTCCTGGTGAACCTGTAGAAGAGTATAAAGGATTATCTAAGTACGATAGTAAGAAACTAACGGAGGCACATGGTGGACTCTAAACCACTTACACAAGAAGAAATTATAAAGGTATATAAAGAAGCATTTGGTAAAGGTGACCAACTTGTTACACTTGAAAAGATATTTAAGTTTGCTAGACTTATAGAACAATTGCATGGAGTTAAAGATGTACACTAAACTAGACGACCAACGACAAGCAAAATTTATTATTGGCTATATTACTGCACATCCTGGTTGCAGCATTAAAGAAATTGTGCAAGAATGCGTAACTAATAGAACTAGGTTAAAGTATTTAGAAAGCCAAGGATACTTTACTTTGCCTAAATGGACTTATAGCAATGAACTAGATAAACGATTTAAAAATAGAAATTATGTATCTGTAACTGTAGGTAGGGAGTATGGGAAATGGCAAGAGCAGAAAAGATATTAGATGTAATAGTATGGTTGTTAATTCTTGGTAGTATGGGTTGGTTAGCTTATGGTTGTTATATATTAATTGATTTATTTTTTCTAAGGGGATAGATATGGTAGATATGGTGAATAGACCTCCACATTATTTAGTGGGAGGAATTGAAGCAATAGATGTAATTAAAAGTCGTTTAACTAAAGAAGAATACATTGGGTATCTTAAAGGTTGTAAGTTAAAGTATGACTTACGCTATCCGTTTAAAGATAATCCACAACAAGATTTAGACAAGTCTGATTGGTATAAGAATAAGCTATTGGAAGCTACAAAAGATGATGATGCTGTAAACCCACCTGAAGTAGAAGCTATTTTAGAAAGGTTTGATGATGAATAAAATATATTGGGTATTTATTGTGGTATTAGCTGCGTTAGCTATTTGGGGAACTGAAAAGGCTATGGGTCAAACTACGACTATACTTGCACCTGATGGGTCTGTAACCGTCTGTCAGGTAAGTGGTGGTGTGATTATCTGCGTCTAGTCATCCATAGGAGTTAGTTCACCATAAAGAGCTAGCTCTTCTCCGCTAATTTCTATAATAGAATCGTCATCTAGTCCTATGACTATAGTGCTATCGCCATGCAATGCTTCACAGGATATGATAGTTCTACCTAACATGTGATTACAAATAATCTCTACTTCTGAGCGTTGCATAATTTTCCTATATATTTACTAAAGAGTCTTTGGCAATTTTTTCTGATTTAACAGACCTTGCCCACGACCCACAATTTTGACATTGATAGCGTTGATAAATAGCAGTCCTACTTCTTTGTGTACCACGAGATTGTAATTTGCGTGAAGCACAATTAGGAC